GGTCAGTCCACGATACTTTTCTTTACGAGAAGTAACAACTAAAATAGAGTGACCATCACTAACAGAATTATTTAACATCTCAAAAACTTCTACATTTGGCAGGGCATCGATAGAGGCCTCATGAAAGGCATCGTAATCCCTATTAGAGCCACGAACATAGTGAAGGTATGGATCTACATTGGCTAGGGTTCCGTCTACATCATATATGTGTGCTGTTGGTTTCATTTTTAAAGTATACTCTTTATTTTATTAATTGTCAAATAAAAATTTAATAATTTTATTTGTCTTTATTTTTACAGATATTGTAAAAAAAATCTGCAAAATGTTCTTGAGTATGAATCCCTGGATGAGATATTTCATATGTTTTTTTATTATTAATATAATAATAATCAGAACCCTTAACCCAGGATAAATGGTTCATCAACTCGTGTCGATGAAGTCTAGGTGGACAACTGGAATCTATAAGTTGTCCAGGACCCCTATATTCTGAGTTAGGGGGGTAAAATAATATAAAGTTTTTTAATTTAAAGTTTTTTATTTTGCATAGTTCTTCTAAAATATAAGAACTTGCTGGGTCCCAACTTGTCCAGTATAGTTTTATGTTGTTAGATAAACAAAATACTTCTAGCATATAGATATTCTTAATAGAGTCTAATATTAATTGGTGTGGTGAGGTTGAATCTTCTATAAATTTTTGGTTTTCTACTTCCATAAAAAATGATCTATTGTTTTGAATTACTTTTGGGTTACAAAAAACATAATCTAGATCATCTCTTGTCCCTATATTTCCTCTATCAACTTTTGATTTATAAAATTCTTTGTCTACAACAATCATACTTCTGAAAAAATCTGGAAACAAACAAAATATTTCTTTTGGCATTTTGTTGTTTAGACAGTATTGTATAATATTAAAACAAATACTTTCTACTGATGCTCCAGGACTACCCAGGTTAGTAATACTTTTATTAATCTTTTTGCTTAAAAGGTTTGTCCATCTTCCCTCTTCTGGAACACCAAGACCAAAAGTTATAGAGCATCCAGATCCAAGTACTTCTGAATTTTCATCAATTTCGCCCCTACATCCAATAGAGTTTATTTCGTAGGTATTGACCTCATCAAGCGTTTCTACTGCCGTATCTGTAGAATTGCGGTTTGAACTAATAACACCTTTTTGAAATGGTTCATAACTTCCAACCTTTTTTGTATTCAAAAAAAAATTATCTAGATACCAACTGTTTCCTTCATTTTTTTTATAAAAAGGTAATATATCTCTTGTTAGAAACTTCATAATTAATTATATCACAAAGATACACAGCCTATTGTAAGTCTTTGTTAGTCCTGACTTACTTTGTATGTCATAACAAAATAACATGCTACATATCCTGCAATAAATGCTGGTATTAAAAAAAATAAACTAATCATTCAAAATCCACCTGCCTCTCAAACATATTGGTCATATAGTTATCCTTACCTCTTGCTACATGTGCTGCAGCCATTCGCATACCTAATGCATTTGTTATTGATGTTTCAATAGGAAGTGCTTCAATCTCCCTTGCTATTTCTTCTCTTAATGCCATTTCATCTATACTCATATTCCGTTCTCCTCCATATATTTTAATCTTTCTTCTGTGTCATTCACAGGGCCACCTTCGTCTTCCCACTTTTCCCAATATGCAACACCGCCTTCATCATAGTCATCCCAACCAGAATCAGACATATCAATCTTAATTTGATCCAACTCTTCTTTCCAGGCCTCTATGTTTATGGTATAGTAGGTTCCCCACCACTCGTAAGGCTTATTAAGAATTCTGTACATTTTTGCATGGTATTTATAGCGCAATCCAAAATCTTTACTTTCATCTAGATTAACACACTTAATTAAATGATTACCTGAAAACTCTCCACAGATATTTCCTATCCATCGCAGTGGCCATATTTTAGTTCTTTCTGTCTTGGTTGAATGATTTATCATCTTTTTCCCATACCTTCTTTCCATCCTTATAGACAGGCCAGTAGCCCAAGGCTCTCCAGTCCATCTTCGTAATCTTTGGTTCAGTAGCCACCTAAACACTCATTTCTTGTATGATATAGTCTAATCTTTGTCAAAATTTTGCGGGACGGAGCAAACAAATCTTCTTTACAGCATCCACATTTCATATGCCATTCCTTAGCAAAGAAATCATACACAGCACCTTTAGCGTTGGCATATTTGTTGGCTACAAAGGTTTGAAATGGATCTGGTATTTCCATGTTAATCATTGCGATCCCAAACTAACTTGGTAAAACTCCTCCAAGACAACTTCTCTGAATCTAAAGCCTTCCAGTGTCTATGTGATTGAATATATACTGCTGCATATGCAAGGGCAGAAAAAATAAATCCATATTGTTTAGTAATGACAGCATAACCTATCCATAAAGTTTCATTAAATAAAAGTATATACCATCCAAGAAAATTTTTACGACCAACAAAAAATATACCTGCTACCCCAATGACTGCAAGCACCCATGAAGCGTAGTCTTGAATAAATTGATCCATATGTTTAGTATACCCTAGTGTCTTAGTTTTGTCAAATTGCTTAAATGATAGTCTTTTTTTCTAAAATCCTGTTGTAATAAAAATAACATGAATCAAAATTAAACTTATCTAACAAGTTTTTGTCATAAGATGGTAAAATCTTGCTTGATGCAAGATAATCTTCGGAATATTCTGTTGGAGATGTAGTAAAAAATACACGATCTTCTGGTCTTATGTTTAAAAGACTTAGTATTTTTTTAGTTACATCGTTTGGGTGACATACAAGATCATTAAAATCAATGACATAATCTGCGTGATCATACAAAAAATTATGCATAAGTATATATTCTGTAAGAAGTTGGTTAACCCTTGTCTCTATGGCAAACAAAGGTCTTGGTCCTGCGTTGCTTTGTTCATATGCGCTATAGGATGTAATGCTGTCGACTGGATCTCGAACTATTGTAATTAACTTTCTTTGTTTATTATTGTTTTTATCAAATAATAAATTTATTGTATGGGATTTTTCAATATGAATTCCTGCTTCTTTATAAATCAGTTCATCAAAATAGTGAGACCCACTTCTTGGAAATGTTACTAGATATGGTATATGATTTTTCATTTTGTGATATCCCCTTGTTTGTGTAGATTATAAAAAAACTCTGCTACGTGCTGTTGAAAATGAATCCCTGGATGAGACATTTGATATTGTTTTTTGTAATCTATAATAGAATAATCAGATCCAGAAGACCAACATAGATGGTCTTTAAATTTAGAATTATGGTCTGAACTACAATTATTTTTTATAAATATATTAAGTTGGTCTATTGCCTGTTTTGGGTAAAAAGGAATAAAGTCTTTTAATTTAAAACCATCAAGCATTGAAAGTTGTTCCATAATCATAGAACTTGGTTTGTCCCATGTTGTCCAGTATAGTTGTATATTGTTTGATAGGCAAAATGATTCTAAAACATAGATATAGTTTACAGCATTTAAAATTAATTGATGCGGAGATACCGAGTCTTCTATATTTCGTTTATCTTTTGTTTCCATAAAGACAAAATTTCCATCTGTTTTTATTGTAGGGTTACAAAACATTAATTCTAAATAATCATTTGTCCCAACGTTTTCTCTTTTTACTCCTGACCTATAAAATTCTTTGTCTACCACAACCATATTTCTAACAAAGTCTGGCATTAAACAAAAAATTTGTTTAGGCATTTTATTATTCATGCAGTAATGAATAATTTGGTTACAGATAGTTGCTACAGATCCTCCAGGATTTCCTAAGTTCATTATGTTTTTATTAATCTTATCGCTTAGTAGGCTCGTCCATCTTCCTTCTTCTGGAACACCAATACCGAAGGTGATAGAACAACCAGATGCTATAACATCGGAATCAGTGTACACTTCTCCACGCAGACCAAGACTATTAATATCGTATGTATTTTGTTCATCTACAGTTGGAACAAAAGACTCTCCACTTGACTTATTTATAATAACATTTTTTGCATATGGAGCGTAGTATCCAATCTCTGGAGTATTTGTAAAGTGTTTTTTTAAATAGTGCTGATTGATTTCATTATCTTTGTAAAAGTCTAAAACATTTCTTGTAATCTTTAGCATATCAAGATACCATTGCTCTATTCGCTTTAGATAAAAGTTTGTGATACTCATCATAACAGTCATCTATTTCTTCTATTTTAAAATATTGTTCATTATATTCTTTGACTGTTTTACTAGAGACTAAATACTCAATTGATTTTTTATTGGCAGAAGTTTTATAATTTGATTTGTTTTTTTTAAAACCGACTAAATCGCATACCATTTTTGCTGTTTCTTCAGGGAAATTAATCAGATTATTGTAGTCTATAACCAGATCAGCATTTTTATATAAGTATTTATATAGGCCAACATAATATTCTTTATAGTCGCCTTCTGTATATGTTTTTGGATTGTAGTGCTTTTTCATTGCCACAAGAGAATGAATACTGTCAAACGGATCTCTTGCAATAGTTATGATAAAACTATCTTCAGCAACTGGATAGTGACTAAATTTTATTTCTTGAGAAGAGTAGGCCAATATAAGATTTTGAAGATAATGTGTTCCAGATCTTGGGTATGTAATTATTTTGGGTGGGTTCATTCTAAGATATTAATCCCATAGATAAATGGTCTAAGCAGACATCTGCAACTACATAGTTGGCATGATGCACCACTATGTCATAATGCGTTGCGTCTTTATCACAAAAAAAACACTTAGATTTTTCCATAAAATTATTATACCATTAAACAAAATCAAACCATATTGGCATAATATATCTTGAACCATTTGCTGGCCCAACATGATACCAGTAGTGAGGGTTCCCAGGGTATACGATTAAATCACCAGCCTTTGGCTTAAGCGACAAACCTTGATTAAAAAACGACAAACCTCCACCGTCATAATCATCATTTAGATAAACCCAGCCTGCTAAGTGATTTGAGTCTTTATGTCCCATGTCATCTATAGATATAGTTTTACTATCGTTATGAACCCACTGAGCAAAACGAGAATTTCTTGGCTTTAGTTTTACCCCAAATTCTTTTTCTACAATAAACTGAATACCAGGTATATATTTTTCTGAATAGGTGAGTGAATCGTAATACAATAAAGATATTGCAGGATTTCCAGAACTGTCTGGCTGCAAAGGACGATTATTACTTGTATCTGTACTATTTATAAGTTCTATAATACTTTCACACTCCTCTTTGCTTAAATAATTATTGAATACTTTTATATTTCTGGGATCACTTCCAATATTATTAAAGTTTTGTACTGTTAGGTCAGAATAACCTATGACATTCCCTTCAGGCACGACAATATCATTAAAGTTTTTTACTAGTTCTAGTAGTCCACTAATATCTTCTTGATCAGTGTGAATCATAAAATCATAAATTCCAAATTTCTCAGACAGATTTCTTATTTGTGCAACAACATCAACCAGTGATCCCTTTACATGATGGTGCTGTTTTCTAACTGGAGCATTCTTGTCATATTTAACATATTTTTCATCATCTGGATGATTAGTGATAAGTGGATCAATAATGACAATTGGCTTAACACGACTAAGATCAATCTTTTTAAACTGATCCCTAAATAATAGATTATCGTCAACATAAATATATTCACAATGCTTATTCGCTATTCTAATTGTTGTATCTGATGAGCCAACTACTGCCATATGTGTCTTATGCTGATGGGTTTCCATTAAAGCCATTACCTTATCCATCCAAACCTCGGATATGGCAACTCTTTTTTCAAGGGTATCTATCAGTGATGGGTCATGCATGTAATGATCTATAACTAACTTTTCAGAATGACCATTACCTTCATCCCCCCATCTTCCAGCAACCATATTTACCCCAATTCTTCCAGGAGCAAAACGATTTAAAGTTTCAAGAATTTTAGCAGCATAGTCTGGACTTGTTCCATATGCTGGTAGAGCAATTGTCATTATTAGTTGATTTGTTTTTTCTAATGCTTCTTTTATAACTAATGAAAAATCAATACCACCTGGACCATACGGAAGCAAAACAGATTTTACGTTAGCACCATCTAGTTCTTGTGCCATCTTAAGAATTCCATTAAGATCTAGGTGCTCAATACTGTCATTTATTTGCCAGTGTCTTCTCCACATCCAGTGAAAAGTTATTGGTTTATTCGACATCAGACCCATCTCTCCTTTTAGTTTTAATCCAGGAACCTATTTTACCATTACTTACTTTAGTACGTAAAACTTCTGCAAAGTTAGGGTGTGCTATTTCAGATCCCATATATTCTTGACCTGTTTCTAGATCAATAACCTTCCATTTTCCTGGTGCCTTGGTGTGTAAAATTAGATCAATTGGATAATCGTAATCATTGACCTCAGAACCATTTAGAAGTTTTCTTTTTTTCATTTCATCTTTCATTTTTAAACTACCGTAAACCAAATAGGTAGTGTGTATCTATCGCCAGATAAAACCTTTTTAACTTCATGAGCGTAGTGCATATTTCCAGGGAATACGACTAAATCACCAGTCTTTGGTTTAATACAAACATCATGTGTTTCAAACTTAATCTCTCCACCCTCATAGTTATCATTTAGATAAATAATAATTGGTAAGTGGTTTTCTGTTACATAACCAAGATCATCTACATGAACATTTAAGTAAGATCCAGTCTCCCAGTGAACAACGCCCAAGAATTCTTCTTTTTCTACTATCTCAATATCTTCTAAGTTGTATGCTTTTTTTATTTCATCCTTAACTCTGCCTATAAGATTGGACTTATCTGGCAGACCATCATACTTACGCATGTAAGTTAATGGCTCTCCGTTAGGACCTTTTTGAGAAACAAAGCGGTGGGAGTGTCTATCTTCTAGACCATCCATAAGATAAGATATTTCTTCTTGTGTTAAAAAATTAGGAATAGTTATAATGTTTTCTGCAGAGTTTCCTACTTTATTTAAAAATTTGTGATATGACTCGG